TTGGTTGGTATTGGTTTATCGTCCGGTATGTATCGTCAGGATGAAGAATGCAACAGACGCCTCAACGCAATAACGCTCTCAAACATGGGAATGAAGGTCGCTAGTGTCAGCTTAATGTGCCAAAACGCGCAAGTCTGGCGAGCGATGTTTATGTCAGCGACACCGTGTCCTATAATACGATCAGGCAGATTGCTTGTTGGAAAAAATGCATTATTAGCAATAAAACAAAATCCTGAATTATGGATTCCTGATTATGAAGAAGAGTCAGAGTTTTACGATCAACTGTTAGCTGGGGGTGGTGATGAGAATGGCGAGCAAGATTCTACTGGCGGCAGTCTTAGCGAGCGTTTCCGTTCCACTAAACGCGACCGAAATTGACGATCTTGTAAATACTTCTCAGAGTATCCGCGACACATTTGCTTACGGAATAAAAACGATTGCTGGTGGCGAGGCCTACGCACATGACGGGTTGATAGCGCCTGCTATGGCAAAAGACGGTCATATCACATCAGACCAACAAAACGCCTATAACGCGGCTGTATCTGCGGTTATGGCGGCTACCTATACATACAATCCCGGTGCAGAAGAATATTTTCAAGATCAAGCCGATCAGGCGATGGATACGGTCTCTGAGATGATTGATGCGTATGTTGAGGCTGCACAAACCATCATAATGGTTGCAACTGTTAATGAAATGGCACAGGACGCACAGTCTGCACCCGATGAACGTGAAGCGATGGCTTTGCAAGAGTTCATGGCCGCTGAAGATGTCACGCTTCAAGATGAAGAGATTGATGCCTATAACGATGCACTCTCTAATACTGAACAGGCCATACAGGTGGCCGCCGCATACATGGCCGTTGCTAATGACGAAGGGCTGTTAGAGCAAGCTAATACGATGGCATACGATCTGCGCCTTACCTACGAGGAAGCCGCATCAGTTTTCTTTGATTTAGCGACTGAAGCTGTATGGGTGTCATTTGATGGTGGTGAGTCGATTCAAGGACTTCAGTTAGGCAACTATTTCGTTACTGCTGACGATGTTTTGGGACGTGCAGAGACACAAGACTTTTGGCTCGAATCACCCGAAGGCGGCTGCTGGTTTGCAGAAGACTATCAGGAGTGCTTGAACAATGGCTCTTGAAGACGTCGAGGTAAATGTCGGCGGGACGTCCATCAAGGGTGTCTGGATTGCTATTGTCGTAACTTTTGGGTCAACAATCGGGGGCGGAATCTGGGCGGCGTCACAGTTTTTTGCACAACTCACTGAGCAGTCTGAGGCGGTCATTGCGGCCACAGCACAAGCTGAAGCACTTGCTACACGTTTTGATGACTTGCGTGAGATGAACGCGCTTCGCTTGCAAGATATGGATAAGAAGCTATCCAACATGGAGCAGGCGATGACAGCGGCTGATGTGGAAAATTTGCAAGGTAAGCTCGCAGAATTAGGCGCAAATCTAGTATCTATCATGGATGCACAACAGGAATTGTTAGACATCCGAGACAGAATTGCTTTGGTAGAAAAAACATCATCTGAAACAGAGCTACGTGTTTCTGGCAAGTTAGATTCCTTAAACACATTGGACGATCGCTTTAAACGATTTGAGCGTGACATGGATGACCTTTGGATGGCTATAGATGCAACTAACCCGCTAGGTGGTAACTAATGGATACAGCAGAAGAAGCATTGCGTCGTATTGAAATACATGAAGCTGAATGCAGGCTGATGCGTGAAATGATGGAAAAGCGTTTAGATCAAGGCCAAGCGCGTTTTAATAAGATTGAGCGCATGTTGTTGGCTATGTATCCTTTCATTATTGCGTGTTTGGGCGCTGTGGAGTATTTACGATGAATTTTGACAAAGTCAAAGGGCTAGTAGGTTCATTGGCACCTACGCTAGGTGCCGCTCTAGGTGGGCCTGTAGGGGGAGCGGCGGCATCTATGCTCGCAGACGTTTTAGGTTGTGACCCTGTACCGCAAAAAATTGAAAGGGCTTTGGCACAAGCCACACCAGAGCAGTTGGCAGAGATTAAAAAAGCTGAACTTGACTTCGAAGTCAGGATGAAAGAGCTTGAGGTCGATGTATTTGCCCTTGAAACAAAGGATAAACAAAATGCGAGAGAATCTTTTTCTGAGGATTGGACAGCAAGGGCGATTGCAATTATGTCTATCTTGCTCTTTGGTGGCTATGTTTTGCTCGTTACTCTTCAACCTGCTGATGACAACGACCTCAATGTCGTTAACTTGGTGCTGGGCTATCTCGGGGGCATTGTGTCTTCTGTGGTGAGTTTTTATTTTGGTGCCAGCAAGTCGGGGTCTAAATGAACAAGCTAATCGAGCAGTTAAAACGTCATGAAGGGGTTAGAACCCACGCGTATCAATGCACAGCAAACATGACTACCGTAGGCGTAGGGCGTAACATTGATGAAGATGGCGGACTTGGCTTATCCGTCGATGAAATTGAATATCTCCTTGAAAATGACATCAAGCGCTGTAAGCAAGAACTTATCAGTTTTCCATGGTTTGCGGAAATTGATTCAGTTCGGCAGGACGCACTTGTTAATTTATGTTTCAACTTAGGCATCACTCGTTTGTTAGGATTCAAGAATGCACTGACAGCAATGTCGATTGGCGACTATGACAAAGCAGCTGATGAGTTCATGGACTCACGATGGGCAAAACAAGTCGGCTCAAGGGCAAATGAAGTATGTGAAATGATTCGCTCAGGCAACTACCCTGAGATCTAATCCATGTCCAGTGCCCTGCTAAAAGATTTTGACGTTCTGAGTCGTCAGGAACAACAAGAAGCGCTGGCACTACTAGACCGATACAAAAGACTGGAAAAACAAGACTCGTGTCAAAACGATTTCATATCGTTTGTCAAAAGCCAGTGGCCCGATTTTATCGAGGGTCGACATCACAAAATCATTGGTGAAAAATTTAATAAAATTGCAGAAGGCAAGCTCAAGCGTCTAATTGTTTGCTTGCCGCCACGACACACAAAATCAGAGTTTGCCTCGACCTTTTTTCCCGCATGGATGATGGGACTGCGGGGTAATTTGAAAATTATACAAACGACGCACACGGCAGAGTTAGCCGTCCGCTTTGGTCGGCGTGTACGTAACATCATCGATTCTGACGAGTACCAAGAGGTTTTTCCTGATATCAAACTGCAGGCTGATAATAAATCAGCAGGTCGGTGGACCACAAACAAAGGCGGAGAGTCTTTCTACTCGGGTGTTGGAGGAGCGATTACTGGACGCGGTGCTGATCTTTTGATCATCGATGATCCCGTATCGGAGCAAGACGCGCTTAGTCCAACCGCCATGGATGCGGTTTATGAGTGGTATACGTCGGGTCCTCGACAGCGTTTGCAGCCCGGCGGCACGATCGTCATTGTTATGACACGCTGGTCGACCAAAGATCTCGTCGGCAAAGTCTTAAAAAAACAAGGCGATGATCACGCTGATCAGTGGGAGCTTGTGGAGTTTCCGGCGATCATGCCTGAATCCGAAGAACCCCTTTGGCCAGAGTTTTGGAAAAAAGAAGAGCTTTTATCCGTCAAAGCTTCACTACCAATATCCAAGTGGAATGCACAGTGGCTTCAAAATCCCACCGCTGAGGCTGGCTCGATCGTGAAGCGAGAGTGGTGGAATGTCTGGGACGAAGATTATGTGCCTGCCTATCAGTATGTCATTCAAAGCTATGACACGGCTTTTTCAAGAAAAGAAACAGCAGACTACTCAGCGATCACTACGTGGGCTGTGTTCCAACCAAAAGACGGCGATCCTGACCAAATCATCCTTCTGGATGCAAAGCGAGTGCGGGTTGACTTTCCTGAACTTAAAAAAATGGCGTGGGAAGAGTACAAGTATTGGGAGCCAGACTGTGTGCTTATCGAAGCAAAAGCATCAGGCACACCACTGACGCAAGAGTTAAGACGTATGGGGATTCCTGTTACCGCCTATACACCGAGTCGAGGGCAAGATAAGATCGCAAGAATGAATTCGGTCGCACCTATTTTCGAAAGCGGAATGGTATGGGCACCAGAGACACAATTTGCTGAAGAGGTGGTAGAAGAAATGGCATCTTTTCCTTACGGCGATCATGATGATTATTGTGACTCTTCCACCATGGCTTTGATGAGATTTAGGCAAGGAGGGTTTCTTGAGTTGGGTGATGATAACATCGATGAAATCAAGCCTCTCCGGCGTGACAGGAAGGTCTATTACTAATGGCTATTGAAAAACGCGAGCTCGGTACTCAAAACGATCCAGATGTCATACCGCTCGGAAACGAGGTCGAGGTGGTGCCTGAGCCTACTCGTGCCGATCAGATACGAGAGGCAGCTGAAATTCTGGTCACAGAAGAGGGGATTCTCGTCGATGGCGAAATCGATGCACCTGTGGAAATGGAAACAGGAGTGCCTTTTGATGCGAACCTCTCAGAGTTTTTGATCGACAGCGATTTGATGCGTCTTTCCAAAGAAGTGCTTGCTAACATTGAGTCGGATAAAGACAGTCGAAGTGAGTGGGAAAAAACCTACGTCGATGGCTTGAAATATCTGGGGATGAAGTTTGACGAGTCTCGTAACTCTCCTTTCCAAGGCTCCACGGGCGTTATTCATCCAATACTCGCAGAGGCTGTCACGCAGTTTCAAGCACAGGCGTACAAAGAAATGTTGCCTGCCAAAGGCCCTGTAAAGACAGAAGTGATCGGCGCTCGGACTCCCGAGGTCGAGGCACAAGCATCTCGCGTCGAAGAGTTCATGAATTTTTACATTATGAATGTGATGCAGGAGTTTGACCCCGAGCTTGATATGATGCTGTTCTATCTGCCTCTCGCTGGCTCTGCCTTTAAAAAAGTGTATTACGACACTGCGATGAACAAGGCGATGAGCAAATTCATCCAGCCCCAAGACCTTGTCGTGCCGTATGAAGCGACAGATATATTCACCGCTGAGCGTGTGACACACGTTTTACAGATGTCAAAAAACGAAATACGCAAGCAGCAACTAAATGGCTTTTACAGAGATGTTGAGCTTACGGGTGGTGCTTACAACCTGACACGAGACGAAATCGAGGAAAAAATCGATGAAATCGAGGGTATGGAGCCAAGCTACAGCAATGAGCGAGATCATACAGTCTATGAGGTGCATACAGTTTTAGATCTGCCCGGCTATGAAGACATGAGCGCTGAGGGCCAACCCACAGGACTCAAGCTACCATATATCATCACAATCGATGAGTCGTCACAGCGGGTGCTTTCTATCCGCCGCAACTACGCAGAGAACGATCCGCTCAAGCAAAAGATAAACTATTTCGTGCAGTACAAGTTCTTGCCCGGTCTTGGCTTCTACGGCCTCGGCTTGAGTCACATGATCGGCGGCCTTGCGAAAGCATCTACGTCAATACTGCGTCAGCTTATCGATGCTGGCACCTTGGCTAATCTCCCTGCTGGCTTCAAAGCTCGCGGTATGCGCATTCGTGATGAGGACGATCCACTTCAGCCGGGCGAGTTCCGAGATATTGACACCACGGGTGGTAGCCTTAAAGAAAACTTGATTCCCTTGCCCATTAAAGAGCCGAGCAACGTATTGATGCAGTTGCTTGGGCTTCTCGTGGATTCTGGAAAACGATTCGCATCGATTGCCGACATGAACGTCGGAGACATGAATCAGGCGATGCCAGTGGGCACGACAGTGGCACTCTTAGAGCGCGGCACCAAAGTCATGTCTGCGATTCACAAGCGCTTGCACTATAGCCAGCGAGTAGAGTTTCAGTTGCTCGCTAAAGTCTTCGCAGACTTCTTGCCG